TACGAGGCTCACCTACAATCGCCGGAATCTGCTCAATAAATTGCTGCTCGACCCAATACTTCTCAAGTTTCTCATAATCCTTCATACGCATGACGCGCCCATTGGCAAGTTTAACTATCTTGACGCGCTTCTTTTTCTTTTCATAATAGTCGGCAACCAATATAATCTTTTGTTCTTGGATGTCCTTGTAAGACCAGTTAAAGCCTTCGATATCGCGAACATAACCAATGTTGCTAACCTCAGCATTTGGAAATTCACGTTTAAAGTCTTCTTCAAGCATGGGATAGATTTCGAAACTATATTGACCGTCACCTTTATGGCTGCTTCGGGCCATTGGATCAAAGCCGCAGAGTGTGGGATCAAACACTCGAGTCAAATAAATCTGCTGATTAAAGCTCATGGGTGAAGCGTAATCAGTCCAAACCTTAGCAACCGAATAACCGCCAGACAACAAGTCTTTGTAAATCTCGTAGCTAAAAGAATTCTTATTCGAGTCATGAAAGATATGGCGAATGTGTCCTTCAACAACGTCAAGAACTTCTTGATTTACGGGAACGCCTTCTGCAGGAGATACTTCGATGCTTGGCTCATGTTTTGAAAACTCACCAAGCAGGCGACTGATGTATGCCTCAAGAATATTAAATTCGATGACAGGACGATTGAGTTGCTGGAGTACAGCCTTTTGCTGCTCATTAACGGACTCTTTAAAAACGTACTTTCTAAACTCACGATAACGAGTCGCATTGTCTTTAAAATATAGGTGGGATGTGCGAACGTTCTTCTTGATTCGTTCGAGCTGGTCTGATGCGACCTTATTAATGACCGCCATACAAATTGCTCCTAGCTTTAAGTGTTGACTTTTGCTTTTGGAGTATAGTAGCAGCTTTCACCGTCTGTTGTTTAGTATCATAGACTAAAGTTTTGTCGATAAGCGCTATTTTTATTGCATCAATCGCACAATCACATAAATCATCTCTGCGATGTGAATCATTAGCTGTTATTTTCGTCATATGATTAATACACATATCAATATGTCTAGAATCCTTTGTAAAAGATATTTTCTTAGCAGCAATATGTGGTTGACATTCAAGAAATCTTTTTGTTTTGCTCCCACTTATTCTTGTTCGTTCAAGCGATCTAATTTGTATAGATCTTAATTCTTGTAAAACAGAAATCAAAGTTGTGCCGGTACTTTTCTTTTCTATAACTGCTAACAGAGGCCTGACAGAATGTCTCATAGAATCTTGCCAAAAATCTAAAAAACTGTCCTTCAAATCTTTTGGTTCAATATGAATTTCAACCGCATCTATCCAATGCAATCCATATTCTCCTGTTTTTCTGCCCATGGTTTCTATTTCGTAAACACCCCAGAAACAAAATGCAGTTGCGTCATTATAATCTTTATCAGTTTCAGCAGTATCGGCTGTAATAAATGTCATCAATATCTCTGGCTCATAATCCATAATAATAAACCAATCTTTTTTAAATATTGCTCCTCCTGCTGGTTGAGGGTCTTGTTGATGCTGGGCACTAAAAACATAAATATCTCTTTCCTGCCTAATTCTTAACATGTGAAGCGGAAAAGCTTCAGGATAAAGTGGATTTCCAGCATCATCTATACTTTTTAAAATGACTCTCTCCCACTCGTGACCATCCTCTCCGTTCAATAAATATGAACCTAAATCGGCTTCATGTAATCTTTGTCCAATCAAAATAAATGGAACATTTATCCCGCGAGCTCGTTGCTGAATAGTATCTTTGTAATTATTTATAACTTTTTCGCGCATAGTGTCCGAAAATACTTCGTCAGGCTTATGTGGATCATCTAAAATCAGCGCACCGCTAAAACGATCTAATCCTGGCAACCCAGCATCCCGACCTGTAATAGCACCTGATGATCCAAATGCTCCAACAGCCCCTCCTGCAGTTGTCTGAAAAAAATCTTTTGCTTTACTGTCTGCACGCAATTGCACACCGAATATCTGATGATATTCCTTTAGCATCATTATCCTTCTAATAACATCAGTATGCGTTGCAGCTAATGTATGAGAATAAGAAATATATAAATATTTTGAATCAGGATATTTGGACATCGTCCAAGCAATCCACATGCTTAATAAAGTCGATTTACCATGCCCCGGAGGGACCGCAATAATCAATCTTTGTTCTGGGATTTGAAGACGAGCACATTTTGTTAAGGCGCGAGCGATTGTAATAACATGGGATTCTCTTCCAGGAGGATTTGGAATAATAAAATCTCTTCCAGACAATAATGGATAAAATGTTCGCGTAAAGAGTAGAAAAGACCCCCAAAGATTAGCCCTTAATTCATTTGGATCCACCAATACAACCTTATGGTAATAATGTATAATTAAATGATTATAACCCATAATTAAAATTTGTCATGCAAGAGATATGGAAACAAATTCCTGGATGGGAAGGTTATTACAGCGTATCAAACTTGGGTCGAGTAAAAAGCGAAAATAGAATAATCGTAGAAAACACCTCTTTTCACAAAACACTTCGAATTCCTGAGCGAATACTAAAACAAACATTAAATAATGTAGGACAGCAATATTGGCGCGTATCACTAAGCAAAAACTCTAAAGTCACTTACAAACAAGTACATCAATTGGTTTGCTCTGCTTTTATAGGTTTCCAAAAAAAAGATATTGAAGTTAGGCATCTAAATGGAAACTGTAGAGACAATAGATTAGAAAATTTAACTTATGGAACTAAGACAGAAAATATGCAGGACGCACTCAGACATGGAACACTCCCAATTCATGAAAAGCGGCCAGGAGCGAAATTAAATAAGCAAAAAGCAGTTGAAATTGTATTAAGTAAAGATTCAATACAAATCTTAGCCAAAAGATATAATGTTGGTGTTGGATGTATTAGACAAGTTAAAATAGGTGAAACTTGGGAATCAATTACAAAAGAAGCAAGGATTGTGAATCCTTACAAATTTAGAAAAGCCCCATAATTGAGCTCTTAATTCGTCTAAATCAATCGCCATTTAGCAATCCTGATTAGCAATCTTCGCTGTATGCATTTCAACATACTTCTTAAGCATATTGTCGCGTCTGCAATACTCTTCTTGCGTCGCTTGGTGGATGCGATATTGTCGCGTGATTTTCCATGCATAACTGCCGATTTCTCGTGAATTTATATGGCTCCAAAATTCAGGAGAATTTACTTCTAATTTCGCAAGGGCGGTTTCTGCAGTTTTAATTTCTTTTTGAAGAGAATTATATTCACATTTAAATGATTTTCCGAAAAGGATTTTAATTGCTTCTGTCCACCCCATTAGTAATCCTTTTCAGATTCTTTGATTATTTTTGCTACTTTTTCGGCTACGTCGATGTTGTTAGATTCGTTGATTGTTTCTGTTTGAATTTTATCACCATAAATCTTAGGAGCAAGTTTAGAAGCATGCCATTTACGGGTATCAATTAGAAGTCTTGCTCGAGCTATAATGCCAGCATCTATACGAGTAGCTCCATCTTTGTCATTGAATTCGTACTGAGTTAATTCTTCGATTACATCTTCGGACGATTCGGCCATTAATTCTGCTTGAAATTGCTTGGCTTGTGTGTATTTCGCGGAAAATATTGGCTTTTCCCATCTCCAAACCCTTATGGTATCTGGGTCAGGCATGAAATCAAACATTTTACATAATCTAGGTAAACCCAAAGGATTTGTAGCTACCACTCCGCAGATTTTATCAGCTAACTCATCTGTATAGATTGTAGGTCTTCCGGCAGGCATACTTTACTCTTAGGTTTTCTACCAGGTTTTTTACGAACCTTAACTTCAACTTGAGCCTCAGGTTCAACAAACCCACGACCCCCACATTTACCACAATCCTGCCTCATTCCACCCAAGCCCAAGATATATCGTCGGCTATTACAAGCAGGACATGGTATTAACATAATTCACGCACCCGTATGATTCGCTCAAGCACTTCAGCCAAATACAAATTGATAGCCTGGACATCTTCTAAGCTGCCAGTATAAGGATGAAACTCAAACAATTCACAAAATCCGTGGATAACTATGTGGATAGCATACTATAACCCATGCCTAGAGTGCAAATATTGTGTGTATTAAAAATAATACATTGAGGGTGTTGACTTCCGGTAATTAATTACCTATAATTGTTTCATTGAATAACGGTGGAGAATAAAATGGCAATAGCAAGAATGATTAAGAACTTTGAAATTATGGAACATAGATTGATAGAGAATGGATGTAGCACCGGGGGTTATAAACCTGCGTTAAATTCATTACAAGTGTGGAATAGACATGGTCAAGATGAATGGATTGAAGCCACGATAGAGGGTGTTGAAGAATATTTAGCGGCTTAATTTAACAATTGCTTAATGGAGGAAATAAAAATGAAACATAGCTGTTACGAATACGAAGTAATGCCGGATTATCAGGCAAGTTACAACTTGGCTGATCGTGACCCACAGGTAAGTTGCACAAAGTGGGTGTACACCATTCTATTAAATGACCCTGAGCGTAAATTTTGGGCCGGAGAAGACACAATAGAATCTGACGAATGGTACAACACAGAAGAAGACGCGATTGAGGCCGCTAAACACCACATTGATTGCCTTGAAGACGGCCCAGAAGAACCCGATTACGACGCGCCATCAGCCTCAGAAATGTATCAAAGAGCGCATGATGATAGGCGGAAGTTAAGAGGATATTGAAATGGCCACGATAAATGTAAAAGAAATTTCCAGAGAGATGAACAAATGAATATATTAGACTTGCAATACGACTTTAAATGCGATGTAACCGTCGGTGATAAAGAATTCGGCGAGGAATCCTATGCTGTGATCCTCGAATACATGCCAGAGTATCATGCGGGCATTCCTACTAGACTACAAGAAACGCACTTCTTAACCCAAAATGAGTATCTAGCGCTAGAAGATGGATTAACTGCATTATTACATAAAATGGCAATGTTTAGAAAAGAAAATGAGGATATCAGATAATGGAATTGCATGGCGATGAAGACATATTGGCCGCAGAATATCGCGACCAACAAGAAGCATTATACGAAGCAGACGCGGAGGAATAGGAATGTTAGTGCTGTCAAGAAGACTAGGTGAAGAGATTATGATCGGAGATGCAAAAGTTAGGGTACTGGGGTTCAAAGGCGAGCAAGTAAGGCTCGGTATTGATGCGCCACTGTCAACACGAGTATTCAGAACCGAATTATTTAAAAAAATGGAAGAAAATGGCGAGACTGAAATTAAGCCAGGACATAATAAATGACGCTTTGGGACCTCATGGAGGTTAAGTATACAATAACTTATGAAGATAACACTTTGCATTATATTAGCGATGACATGAGTCATGAGGGCATGATGACATTGACTGAAAATGACGTGGAAACGCTTAAGTATAATGCTGGGCAGTTGTTTTTGGCGAGAGTGCACGACGAATGCAAACACGAATCCGACGGTAAAGTACACGCAATTGCAGACCCAGTAGATGATGAGAGACATGGCGTGATAACTATGAAGTGTATTAAGTGTGGGGAGTTGTATACGTGAATGCTGAAATTATAGAAATGAAAAATACGATTGAATATTGGGTTGGTGAAGCAAAAGAAATTCTTAGTCAGATGGATGATGGCGATGAGATTTGTTCAAGTTTAAATATATCTGCTTATTTAAGACACTTTTATTTGCAAGGTAAAAAAGATGGGGTTTATGAATATAACAACAGCTCAAGAGATTGAAGATGAATGACTTTACGAAAAAAGATGAACTTGTACATAAACTAGAAAAGCTGCACCAATACCTAAGCGGCGCTCACTCAGTATGTGATCACGATAACTCAAGCGCCACGTTCCATCAGGCGGCACATATAGTTCAAGAAATTATATTATGGATTAGAGAAGATGAATGACTTTACGAAAGAAGAGTCATGTGAATGCCATTTGTTAATTCTGCCAAGATGGGATATTTATATATGCCCAAACTGCGGGAGACAATTGGCTTTTCTTCCTAATATTGAACATCCTCCTTTGTCTTTTGTTGAGAAGATTACTTATAAAATTATGGGGTTTTTTAAATAATGTTGATTTCAGAAAAACAAATAATGCAGTTGATGGAAGCTTTACGAGATTCCTTAGATGATGATTTGACCCATGAGGGAAGACTAGAAGCATATTATTTTATAAAAGAAATTGTTAATCAACAATCCGAAAAACTAAAGGTCATCGAATAGCACGGAGACAGAGCAAAGCTCGTCTCCAGTTAACCAGGGTTTGCGGAGGCCGCAGGCCGATGCCTAGAAATATTCCTGACAATAAGCAAAACAAGGACTCTCTTCCACATCCACCAATGACTGTTGCAAAGCCAACATCCGTTCAACCTGCGTAGCCGTCAAATCAACCCCTAAGTATACGCCCCATTCCTGGGCAAGTTTCTCATTTAAGTTCTGTAAAGCCATTTGTTTGTTCCAGTAAGTACATATTAGCGCTTCTGCGCCCCAAATTCATGCCTAGAATCTCTGATTCGCATTCAGCCATGGTTTGGTGCCAGATTTCAGTATAGCGTTTTAAAACGCTTTTACGTAGGTCGTAAGGAATGTTTTTTAGGCATTCCTGCATGTGGTCTACGTCGCCTTTTAGTAGTTGGATGCCTAGTTTTTGGCATTGGTGTTTGAAGTACATTTTATTTCCCTAAATTCTTTACGCGCGTCTTTTAATGCTTCATAGGCTTCATGGCATGGAGAAAATATCCCCATAGACTCTTTAAGGGTTTTAAAGGGATTTATTTTTTGCGCAAGAATAAAATCTTTAGCTAAATCACCAATTGGATCGTCCCGATCTTGTTGCTTTATTAACCAATTTTCAAATTTCATCGTTACTTTTCTCCATTTTATTAAATAATTCTAAAATTGTGACACCTACACAAAATAGGTGTCACGCGCTATAACTCAATACAGGATTGGGTTATAGGATTTTTGGTGACACCATGACACCTTGACACCCACTTTGCTATAGACTGCAATTTCTACGTGCGCTATTCCCATATAGTATTATTATTAAATATATATATATATAAAATAGGTGTCATAGGTGTCACATGTGTCATCATATCAGTGTTTATATGGTCTTTAAGCATGACACCTATTTTATATAGGTGTCATAGGTGTCACATTAAGGTGTCACCATTTTAAAAATAGGCATCCAATAAGAGCGACGTAGTTTTCCTATGCCTTTAGTAACTCCACGTTTAGTAAGTATAGTTCCCATGCGAGTTGCATCATTCTTTGATGGTTTGTCATATCCTATGCGTTGAAGAACTTCAGTAGAATTCATCCAAGTACGATCTGTCCACTCCCAATTGAAATGAGTCTCGAGTTTTTCTTCAAAGGGGTCGATGAATTCATATTCTTTATTGGTTTCATTAAGCTGATCCATTTCTTCTTTGGTCAGAAACGGCGAGTCACCTTTGATGTAAAGTTCATACACATAACGCCAAACCTGCTGCATATTGAGCCCATGAAGTGTATCAATTGGTTCGGTAACACTAATTGTCCACCAACGTCGATTTCCTGTGGTATCAACAAGAAATTTAGCTTCGTTCACAGTAGCTGCATAGACTGTACGTCTAATCATTCGACTATTACGGATTGCATGTGGACGACGAACATCATCAATATCGTTTGTAATGTGAGATTTTAGGCGGGCAATGTCAGCTTTTCTGAATGTAGCATCTAATTCACCCAGTTCTGCAATCCAGTATTCTGCCGATGTGAATATATCGTCTTTTTTTGAAGGATCGAGTGAGAGACCTCCCTTTATCGCTCGCAATTCTTGGGGTGCTAATGACATTACAAAAGATGATTTATGCGTATTAGGCTCTCCTTGGATTACAAGTACGCCTTGAGCACAAAAACTTGTATCGGTGAACACGGAATATATCGCAGACAGCATCCATCTCATTAATAAAGTCTGTGATAATTTATCATTTGTAGTTTTGATAGTAGATAAAAATTTATTGAAAATATCATTTTCTTTTAGAGGAGAACTTAATATCCATTCTCTTACTGGATGATAGATATTGTCCCAGCTTAATGCATCTAAATGTTTATCTACTCGTCGAGATGAAAGACCATTTTTAATGGCCATATCAGTAATATAGTTTAATGCGGCATTATCACGTTCTTCATTATAGAATGCGACATCAGGGACTTCTATTTCTCTAATTCTCGCCATCATATTCCAACGATATTTTATTTTATAATAATCCAACATATGCTTCATGTTGGCGGCAGTATCTAGTGGTCTTGGTTTGGAAGCTGCGCTCATATCTGGATAGTTATTAATATCGAAACATTCTTGGGTGGATTCGTATTTTTGAGCAGTTCTAACAATATCTAAAAATAGTTCAACATCAATATTGCCATGATCATCATCCAAATCAGCAATATCCCAGCTTTCAGGTAATCCATATTTTTTAATATCTATAAAATGCAGCTCAATATTTAAAGTTGGAAGCATTTCTAAAATAAATGCAGCTGCTTTGTATCCAGGAACATCGTTATCAGGGACAAAATAAACTCGTCTGCCAAATAAATGGCTGAAATCGACACCTTTTATTACTGATGAACCACCTAGCCAAGTTGTTGAAACCATATCGGGGAAAAATATCTTTGCGGCATCGGCTGTTTTTTCTCCTTCTACCAATAGAATTGGATCGTTAGGACGTTCATATAATTCTTTTAAATTATAAAGAGGTCTAGGCAAACTATTATCAAATTTATCTTTATGCCATTCAGTTTCCCATTTTCCATTTACAAATATATATGGCAAAAAATATTTCTTGCCGTTCTTTCTTTTTTTTCTAACTGTATAGCAAATAAATACCCCATCTTTATCTCGATATTCCCAAACCCCCTGATTTTCGCCAAAAAACGGTTTAACATTAACTTCCTTAAGATTATTCATTACTTATTCCTTGTATAAAAACGACGATAAATCTCCTCAGCCAGTCTAACTCGATAGGTATAAAAAGAAATATTTCTGGATGGTGATTGGTTTATGAATGATTCTATTAACAATTTTCGCATGACAAATATCCCTCTTGTTTAAAGACGAAAAAATCATTGCAATTGACGAAATGTGTGGATAAAATATCTACATATTTAACCTACTGCAAATAGGTTGAATAGTCAAAGGGCTACGCCCACGACTCTGGCTGGTGGTTCTAAGCACTAGCCAAGTCGATCAATCTATATCATATTAAGTTTTAGATCAAGCAGTTACAAAAAACATATACACTGTGAATAGGAACAAAAATAATACGCCAACAAGTATGTAATGTTCTGGGTTGTGGTTCATTTAGAAAGTTCCATGAACAAATCGTCCCAAATCTTCATGCTGCCATCCATGCCGCCTTCGTTTCTTACAATTTCTTTTTTGATTAATGCCTTTGTTTGGGCAGAAAGCTGGTCTTTGTAGGCTGCTATAATCTCGGCGATGTCAGCGGCGATGTATGTTTTACGTTCTATTGCGTAACGAAAAGCGCAGACAAAAAGCGTATTAATCTCGTGATTTTTCATTAATCTCTCCGAATACAGACATAGGATGTGTTGTATTTTATAAATTCGATATACTTTTGGCCGGCTGTTTTACAAGCATGTTCATTAAACATTGAGACATTCGTTATGGATGTGCCAAAAGGGGTTGCTAAGATTAAAATCAGTATCCACTCAGTCATTCATTAGTTCCTTAAGTCGTTTGGCCAGTGCATCTAACGCATCGCGTTTGGTTTCGAAAATTTCTTCCTTTAATACGTAACCTCGGTTGGTATCATAACCATTTGGGCAGATACCTTGAATAATAACCCATTCTAGTGTGATTGCCTCAGGAATAAAGGATGAAAGGATGTTTCTGCCATAGAATACCCACTTTATTTCACCGACGATCATACATCCAACTCCTCTAGAATCTTTGTGTTGCCATGGCCAGATGATTTAATTCTTGATTTTAGATGAATGTAACAGGCGCTAATAGGGCTGATGCGAAGATTAGCTATCCATGAGCCTTGTTCTTTGATGTGGCGACAGCGCTCCATTTCGATGCGGACGATGGAGTAATCGCTGTCTAGAATGGGGCTTGAGTCGTTGAATGGATTGTCACCGCACCCGGTTAATAGTAGGCACACTAAACAAGTTGCTGAAAATTTCATTTAACTAACGTCCTTTTAAGTTCAATAAGTGCCTTTGCAAGCACATAAAAATGGTTTGTAGGCATAATAGAGTCGATACGATTTGGTTTGTTGCTCGCGACAATATTCTCTAATTCAAAAAAAATACGTTCCAGAGGGTCCGTAATGAATCTTGCCGCACTTTGACGTAACAGTTCTAACTCTTCACGTTCATTTGGTGTCATTCAAATCTGCCTTAAGCGCACCGTCCGTGAGCCTCTCAATTCGCAATTGTGTTTGTATTGGTATGTAGCCACGTTCACGCCAGCTACGTATGTTTTTGTGTGATAAACCGTGCTTCAACTCCATCTTATGCGCAGTACCGTAATATTCAAGTATCTGTTCTAATGTCATTTATTTACCTCAGAAAACTATTGACCGGTAATAGAATACCGGTTATTATGGCTGTACGTCAATACCGACGCATCTAAATAAGGTAGATTAAAAATGACATTTCCAGACTTCGATACTACTGAGACTCAAATTCTTGAGTTGACTTCAACATTAGAAAATATTAACTATCAAATGGCTGAGCTGGCTCGCATTAAAGAGGCGTTAGAACAACAGTTGTTCATCAAAATTGGTCATGGTGAAGATGGTTCTAAATCGTATATTCATGGCAAGTACAAAGTTACGGTCACGACTGGTTATAACTACACATTAAATAAAGACGAATATCTTGTAATGGGTTCACATTTACCTAAATGTTTTGATCCGGTTATTCAAAGAATTGCTTACGATCTGGATAAAAGTGTGATTAAAGATTGCGAGAAATATGGTTCTCCATCTGAATTAAAGTTATTGTCAGACATTATTTCTAAGAAGCCTAAAAAACTTCACGTGAAGATTACAAGTGCTATTTAAAGGGATGTTTCATGACTAATCATAAATTAATAATAATAATTCTAATCATGATAGGTTTTGTGACGTTATCAGTTAAGTTTTATCGTTACGAAGCTCAAGAAGATCGCGTTGAAACCATTCCTATTCAAGGACATGTGATTCATTCGTTGCATGAAGAGGATTCGCAGATAATGATGTTAGGAGAGTCTGGGGATGAGTAATTGCACATTAATCATAGGCGAAAGTGGGAGTGGAAAAAGCACATCACTTCGTAATTTGAACCACAAAGAGACGTTCATTTGTGGCGTTCTGGACAAACCATTGCCTTTTAGAGGTTACAAATCTAACTATCACGCGATAACTGGATGGGATGATAAAAAAGGCAATTACTTTTCTACTGATGACTACGCCAGATTAATTAAATGCATTCGGATGGTTAATGAACATCGGCCTGAGATTCAGTCACTTATTATCGATGACTTCCAATACTTGATGTGCAATGAGTTTATGCGACGCGCCAATGAGCGTGGATATGAACGGTTTACTGATATTGCGCAACATGCTTGGCTTGTGATTCAGGAGTTAACAGCTACTCGTGAGGATTTGTTTTGCTACGTACTTTCGCATTCTGATGCAGATCAAAATGGCCGCATGAAAGCAAAAACCATAGGGAAGATGTTGGATGACAAGATAACATTGGAAGGAATGTTTACCCAGGTCTTTCACAGCCAGATTATTGATGGGGGGTATAAATTTTTAACTCAAAATAATGGCTCTCATCTTGCCAAATCACCTCTTGGGATGTTTTCAGATCAATACATCGATAACGATCTAGTTCTAATTCAAGAAAAAATGAAGGATTACTTTAATGAGTGAACTAAAACAACTTCAAACAGAAATTAAATCAAACTTAGATAAGATAAGAAGATTACTCAACAGCGTAGAAGCGGCATCACTTAAAAATGTTGGTGATAATGTGCAATTATCATTCATTATTAGCGAAATGCTTTTGGATTTTGTTAATAGTGATGGGATGTCCGTGGCGGCACTCAAAGCAAAACGAGACGAACTTTATGAAGAATATTTGGAGACTTTGCAATGACAGATTTTTGGAACAGCGGTAGTGGAGAGGTGATTGACGGGTCTGCAGAGAAATCCTTTACACCGATTTTTTCAACCATTCCTGACGGTACTTATGCTCCGGCATCAATTAAGAAGTTTGAATTGATTGAAAAAATGAATAATCGTACTGGCAAAGAAGAGGTTTATTATCAAGTGCTGTGGCGATTAACTGGTGGTGACTTTAAAAATCGTGAAGTGACACAGAAGATTAAAGCTTTTAATGGAAATCCCCAGCAAATCGACAGGGCGCTTAACATGATGCGAAGAATCTATGATCTTTGTACGTACAAGCCTACGCATCAGAATGCACCTACCAATCTAGACTTGGCAGGAATGCACGGAAAAATTCTTGGGATTAAGATTCAAGAATGGCAAATGCCGAAAGACGGGGGAGGGTTTATTGATGGGAACTTTGTTTCTGAAGTTCATGCGCTAGGGCAGGATTTTAAGGCAACAACTGGGATTAAACTTGAGCCACCGGTGGTGACTACAAGTGCGGTTGAGACGGCGTTTAGTCGGAATACTGGGAAAGTACCTGAGTTGGACAATGATATTCCTTGGTGATGCTCCTATATGATAACAATAATGAACAAAAATAATAATTTTATTGATTCTGGCTATGGCTTTGGCAATGGCTCTGGCTATGGCTCTGGCTTTGGCTATGGCTTTGGCTCTGGCTATGGCTCTGGCGATGACGATGGCTCTGGCTCGGGCCGTGGCGATGGCTCTGGCGATGGCTCTGGCGATGGCGATGGCTATGGCTATGGCGATGGCAATGGCAATGGCTCTGGCTCTGAGAATGATTAATTAAGGAAAAACAAATGAAAAAATATGTAATTGTAAGAACCCACTCAGCAGGCGTTTTTGCTGGTGAATTAATGTCAAGAAACGGGAAAGAAGTTGAGTTATGTAATGCTAGACGATTATGGTATTGGGTGGGAGCGGCTTCATTATCTCAATTGGCAATGGAAGGTGTAAAAAATCCGAATGAATGTAAATTTCCTTGCGAAGTTGATTATGTTTTATTATTGGAAGCAATTGAAATATTAAATGTTACAGAAATGGCAAGAGATTGTATAAAAAATGTTCCTATATGGCAGCAATAATGAACAAAAATAATAATTTTATTGATTCTGGCTCTGGCTCTGGCTCTGGCTCTGGCGATGGCTCTGGCGATGGCTCTGGCGATGGCTATGGCAATGGCGATGGTTGTGGCGATGGCTTTGGCTATGGCTATGGATCTGGCTATGGCTCTGGCTTTGGCTATGGCTTTGGCTATGGCCGTGGCTATGGCGATGGCTCTGGCTCTGGCCGTGGCGATAGGTATGGCAATGGCTTTGGCTATGGCAATGATTAATTAAGGAAATAAAGATGGATCTAGTAAAACTTATCAATGACATGTTGGCAAACAGAAAACCAGATGAAGAGCGGCGTTATATCGGCGCAAGCAGCATCGGAAATGAATGCAGCAGAGCGATATGGTACAGCTACAATGCCATACAAGGACTACCTTTTGACCCTGCATTGAAAACTACATTTGAAGTTGGTAAGCGACTAGAATCCATGCTTTTGGATTATGTGGAAGAAACAGGATTAAGAATAGAGCGTCCAGGTTATGGCAATGACTGGTTGTTTTGTCAGGACTCAGAAGTTCCAATATTTCAAGGGCATCTTGATGCCATACTACATGTGCATGTAGACAGCCCTTCTGTGCTTGAGATAAAAACAGCCAAGAACTCACGTTTTCAGCTGTTCAAAAAGTATAATTTAAAGCAAGCGCATTATCCTTATTTTCTGCAATTACAATCATACATGGGGATGATGGGATTTCAACAGGCGGTCATATTAATTATTAACAAAGATACATCAGAATTACACAGTGAGTGGGTGGATTTTGAAGAGCATATTTATCGGCAATTGCGAATAAAGGCGCTCGCTATTTCAACCATTGATTGCCCTCCTGAAAAAATTAATAAATCACCATTGTTCTATCTTTGCAATCGATGCAAGTACAAGGATATTTGTCATGGATGATTTTATAGACCTATTCATGACTGCTTTCATGGGAGGTGTAACGGGTTCTGTCGTTTTGATGTTTGGTATGTATCATTATTTTAAGCATTTATATAAATATTATGCTGAAGGACGCAAACAACTGCAGGAGGCTATTGATATGAAACGTTTGCAGCAAGATGTTCAGGCTTTAAAGATTCAGGTTGTTGCGCTGCAGGTTGCTAATAGTGAGGTGGTGGATGACTGAAGATGAAGTGAATTTGATATATGAGTATTTGCATGAAAATTATGAGTATCGGGATGGGGAATTGATTAGAAAGAAAACTACATGCGGATCAAATGTGGGTGATAGAGCCGGAACCATTTCGCTAGACAGGGGAAAAAGAATTGTTATCAACGTATCTATAGGCTCAGGAAAGAATAAACGAATTATTAAGCTAGCCCACATGATATATATTTTCCATCATAAAATAAAAGCGAAATATATTAATTATCTTGATGGAAATTATGCAAACACAAAAATAGAAAATTTAGAAGAGGTATCAAAATCAACACAACTA